AAAAGAGTAAGAAAAATAGAGTTTAAAACTTTATCTCCTGCATGAATATAAAACATAAAGAGCATTGGTGTAAGCATAAGCCCAAACAGCAAAGCCTTTACCATCTCCCAAAATATCTTATGCTTATTTTTTAATGTTTCATTTTCAACAACATCATGCACCAATCCACCCACAGAAACAACCCCTCCACCAATAGCGAGATACAGATAAACAGGGTCGTTAAAGATAGCCATATTTGCCATTACAGAACTTCCACCCACTAAACCACCTACCTTTGCAATTGTTATATTTTTATCCATCTTTCAAATACTCCTTTCTATAAGAGCTTTGGCAATGGTCACTATCCCGAAATAGCCAATTCACAAACGCTACAGTTTTCACATAACCTCGTTTATGCACAATTGCACTAATAGTATGGGCTTTTGTAGAAAATATCAGTGTGGCCAAAAGATAATCGACACTAACTCCAACATTATAAATATACTCTGTCAATCTATCTCTACTCCAATAATAAACAATACCAACGGCTATCATAATAAGCCAAAAAATTGACAAAAAAGCAAAAGCCAAAAATATCAAAACAGCTGATATGTAAGGTCTACGCTCAAATTCATTCTTCATTCTTTACCTTTTTCTTAGATTTTTTCTTTTCAGGCTTCTCTTTTTTATCCATCAAATTAGCATCTATCATTTTTCTACTCTCATCTTCTGCAACATTAATATTATCGTCAAAAGATGTTCCATTCATTATCGAGGCTTCACGTTTTCGAGTACTCAAACCTGCATCAATACGAAGCTTAGAAGCCTTTACCTCTTTTATCTCATCTATCGCACCTGGTTGTTCCCCTGTCCAAACACAATTTAGCCAAAGCTTTTTCATAAAGGGGTCTTCAATAAATCCTTTCAGTTCTAATCTACCCAATAAAACAGCTTCCTCAATAACCCGTTCATAAATGGGTTGACAAAACTTATTAACCATTAAAGTTCTAAGACCTTTAAAGTATTTCCACACCTGTAAGATAACAGCTCTGCTAGAAGTAAAAGAGTTGTTAAATTCGGTCATTAAAATTTCATAGGAGAGATTCAATCCAACAGCCAACTCTTTAATAATCGCTCTGTGAAAAATATCATAATTTTTATTAGGTCGATTGGGGTCAGCGATGGTAATATCTTCATCATCTTTTAAATTGACAACAGCTCCTGCTGAAAGAGCATAATCAGCTCCCTCTTCACTCTGCTCTTCATTTCCTAATCCAAAGTCTAACCCATCGCCACTCTCACTTTTTACAAAAACCGTAAAAAGTGCCGATACTAAAGAGGCTGTAACCTCTGCATCTGTATAGTCTCCAAGCGTTTTAATAAGTCCAATGATAGGAGCAAGATAGGGAACACCCCTCTTTTGTCCAGCTTCAAGTTTTTGAAATAGGTGTAAAACCAAAACTCTTCCCTCTTCATCAAACGCTTCCACCTTTTGCCACTCTTTAACAAAAGTTAAACCGTTAGGTTGCTCTTTTAAAATATGGTAAGCAATTGGTGCATTATTTACATTAACCTCAACCCCACCTGCCAAACTTGGTTTATCTATTGCACTATTAGGGTTGCAAACTTGGTCTGCCGATATGGTTGCAATGGCTGTGGTGTAGGGACTATTTGGGCGTTCTATCCTTGGTAAAAGAGAAAAAGCATCCCCACCTATAAGCATCATATAGAGTTTTGAGCGTTGCAATTCATAGAAATTTTGAGAGTGTTCTGCATCTATATTTATAGATTCTGCCAAGAAATTAAATTCTCGTAATAGAGCTTTAGAGAGTTTTTTAGCCTTTTTCTTTTTTATTCCAAGAGCTTTATGGTTTAGAGTAGGATGAGGACGAAGACCAGCACCAATTACATTATCAAGATTTTTATTAACAGCACTCCGAGCCAAAGAGTTGTTTTTATAAAGACTATCTGAACGCCCTCTAAGCGTTGGTAAATCTTTTATAGCCACATCAGGAGCTTTTTTCTTCATCCCCCAACGTCCAAGATGTTTGGAGCGTTTCGCACCGTTATATTGAGTCTTAGCTACATTATAGTTTCTTGAGTTATAGCCCATTATTTATACCCCACATAAGAGATTTTTGGACCTCTTCTAGTTTTTTGATTTTTATTTGGATTTAGTGATGGATTAGAGGATATTATATTTTTTAATTCGTTTTCCCACTTCTCTATGTCTTGCTTAATTTCGCCAAGCATTGCTCTTTGTTGCTCACGATTAGAGATTTTGTATCGTTGGCTCTTAAGTGTAGCACTCCGAGCAACTAGGGCTTCATCAAGATATTTTTTAGCATCTGCATAACTATATATAGACAAAAGCAACCCTTCAAACTTAATTTAAAATAATTTTATCTATTTATTTTATATAAAAAAAGGGTGCAGGTGCTTGGTTAAGAGACGTATAAATTTTCAACTTCCTTAACATAAAGGCTAAATTCCTCATTTTCAGAGAGGAGTCTATCTATTAAACGCCCCAAAGGTATTTTCTCTTTTTTGGACATTACGTCCAATGCAGTACTAAAAATTATATTAATACTTGGTCTAATTTGAACTCTTTTAATATCATCTTCCATTCTCTCTCCTATTTCCTATAAAAGGCTCGTTTACCGAGCTTTGACAACATATCTAAATCTAAACCCTTAACACACTTTACAGAGGCATTTGCATAAATTGCACAATCTAATGCTTCATTTCTTCGCCTTAATTCATTCTTCCACCTCCCATTTTCATCTTTTGTTTCTTCCAAAAACTGTTGTAAAAAAGCTCTATCACTCATATCTCTATCCATAGTTACACCGTCAAAAAAACTCTGAATATTAAAAGAAAAGTGCAAATATCGGCTATTAAACTGCTCTTCTATATCACTTATCCAGTCATCTTTAGCACTATTTACACCCAAAACATAAAGTTTCAAAGGTTTATTTCGCTTAGTTTTAACCATGCTATAGTCTTTAACTAACGGGTCATCAACACTTTTACCCCCTTTTACAGCAAATAGTCTATATTTTTTATAGCGTTTTAACACATAATTGTATACATGCTCTGTTTTGTTCCCACCTGTATCAATAGCAGAGCAAAATATTTTCATCTCTCCACCATCTTCACACTCAAAAAATTTACTAAAAAGTAGTTTATCAAGCTGTTTTTGGGTCGCAATGTCCTTTGGGTCGCCAACAATAATATAATGAGCAATAAGATACTTCTCTCGGTCATTTACCCAACCATAAACTGAAACTTCAAATCTATCCCCTTGTGTATCAATACCAGCAGACAAGAGAACAACATTATCAGGAATCTTCTGATACTCCTCCCTTCGTTTCAGGAGCTGGTCAACTGTTGTCTCTATCTCTTTTTCAGCTTCATCGTCAAAAAGTGTTCCATCTATGGTGTTGTACCAAACTTTCAACTTATTAGTTTTTCCATACAACTCTTTATCTTTCTCTGCATCAAGAAGCTCTTGGAATATCTCATTCCAAGTATAGATAGGAGAATAATATGCACCTATAAAATAAGTTTTCCTAAGAGGATTTCTAAAATCAGGGTTCATTGGTTGCCACTTTGCACCATTTTCAACCCTCATCATCTCATGCTTTTGATACTCAGGTATCAAAGAGCCACAATGTTCACAGACAAAAGAGACATCACTTGTCAACTCATAAGTTAACTCATCAAAGTCATAAGTAAATGAATCTTTCAAAAATGTAACCCTACCTTTGCACTCTGGGCAATTCATAAAATAACGATTTTGGTCTCCATTTTTTGCTTCATAATAGATTTTAGAAACACCTTTTTTGGTAGGGCTACTCTCTCCAAACAGCTTTCTATCTTCTCCAAAAGAACTCAATCTTTTAGAGGCAAGAGCCACGGTGTCTCCCTCTCCACCAACATCATCAGGGAATCTATCTATATCGGAGAGATGACAAACTCGATAAGAACCACTGGCAAAAGTACTTTTAGACTCCGACCAACTAGCCACAATAGACCCACCACCAAATTTAATAAAAGTAGAGCTACTACTATTGGTAGCACCCTGTTTAACTGGTTTAATTTTCTCTTTTAAACGAGGTGTTACATTTATTCCACTCCAAAACTTATTATCAAGATGCTGTTTAAGTAATGTTTTAACAGGGAAAACCATTAGCATAGGGCAAGGGTACAAATCGGCATAAGTAAAGAGCATATTGTTACCAAGCTCTGTAAAACCTAACTGTACCCCCTTGCATACAAATACATACTGCACAGGGGATTGAGGAGAGAGATGTTCTGCAATCTCTATTAAAAAGGGGAAGTAGTTCATATCATATTTACCCGATAGTTTAGCCCCCTCTGTGGCAAGTATTCTATACTTATTGCTCCACTCTACAATGTTTATTTTTGGGTCTACTTTAGCCCCTTGTATAGCTCCCACTAACAAGCAAGATGTACTATTAGGACTATCAACAAAATTAAAATCCTCATACTTAATATCTACAGAATTCTCATCCATATCAAAATTAGAAAGAATCTGTATAATTAAATCTTCTATTATTTTTTTTATCTTGCTTTTAGAGTTTAAATTTAAGAGCTTATACTTTATTTTATTTGGAAGAAGAGAGAATGAATCTCTTATGTTTCTTGCCAAAGAAAAAGATTCACTAAAGCAGATACTTTTTTTTACAAGGAAACCTTGTTCAACTAATAAAGAGTGCAATTCAAGATGTGATTGATGATGAATTTTAAAAGTCTCAACTTCATCAAGGTCAAGGTTATCAACGTCAGAAACTGATGCTTTTTTAAAATCTTTAATAAAAGGAAAAACGTGTTTTTTCATAAAAACTCTTTTTCTTTCTTCCATTAATTCTATATGACACAAGTCAAAATTTAATTTAACAAAGCTCTCTTTAATTCCATTTTCAAGAATATTCTGTATGCTCACAATATCTTTTATATTTTTCAATTTAGATACTACATCAAAGAGATAGTTAAAATTCTCTTGAAAAAGAATAAAGAGACATTTCTTATCAAATTCAATCTGCTCTTTAAACTGCCATAAACCCCAAAGCTTTTCGCTTTTCTGCTTATATCTCAAACCTTGTATAAAAGTTTTTCGTTTCCACTCCTCAGTCTTATCTAAAGTCTGCTCTATATCTTCATTTTTCTTTATCAATTTTTTTGTATTAGATTCGATAGAAAGCCTTATCTCCTTTTCCCTTTCAAGAGTGTTTCTTATCAATAATTCTTCATCTGTTAAATCAGCAATAGAGTCGGGGATGCTCTCAGGTAGAGATGGTTGTATAAATATATCCTTTTTTAAAACTCTTTTTTTTCTAAGTTTTCTAAATTTTCCATCTTCTGTTAATCTATTTTTTTTATTTAAACTTTCTATAGCTTTATCAATATTTATCTTTCCATTTTCTTCAAGAGAAATCATCTTAGATTTAACAAGTCTACATACAGTCATAGGTGTAGTAGAAATTATCTTAGCAAAAGCTCTTTGAGTAACAAGCAATAAAAAATCCTCCCTAATATAACTATAACACTGATTTTAAAAATGTAACATACTTTCAAACGCCAAAAACTGTGCGTTTTCTACGCTCACAAGTGACCGTATCAAGTAAAAGTCTCTCAAAGAACCTATTTTATTTTTGACCATAAAAGTTTAGGTTTCGCTCATACACTTTAGGTAGTTTAGCCTCTACCTCTTCATACCCATGAGCAATAGAGTTTTCTTTGAACATCTGTGGAGCTGATAGGGTAGTGAGTTTTGTAATAGGTAAACGCCCTTTACCCTCTCGCTTAAATATCTGCTTACCTGTACTGAATCCATTTCTAACTACTTTTCTACTCTTCTTACGAAGTACTTTAACTGTTACACCTTTTCTCTTACCTCTCTTGGTTCTAAATGTCTTCTCTCTCATTTGAAACTTAGATAAAGATAGAGGAGCAGATGTGATTGTCATACTAAAAGTAGTATCACTCTTATCTGCTCTATCTGTTTTAATATAACTCTTAAGCTCACTAGACTTAATGTTATATTCACTTCTAGCATCTTTAACAAGCTTAGTAGATAATCCTCTACCAAGCTCATTAACTGTTCTAACTGTTGCCTTCTCTATAGTCTTACTATCAAATGCTTTACTAAGCTCTTCTAGTCCTTCTATGCCTACAGAGAGATTCATGTTAAAATCTTCCCCGAAATTCACACTCTTTAGGAATTTCTACTCTTGAAGGAGTATATCCTTTTGTACATATTCCTGCATAGTAAGTACACGCCTCTTCAAATGGACTCATCCTAAGATTAGTACAAGAAGGAGAAAAAAGAAGTGTCCCAAAACTCTCATCATATTTTTTTACCATCTTGATACTATGTCTAATCTCTGCCTTATAAACCTTATTACAAAAATATTTTGGACGTTTTGTTTTATCAGCCCACTTAAACATTTCTGAAAATCTCATACGGTCTTTAAAATCTGTTTTCCAATACATCTTATGCCACCTCTCTAATATACTGAATATATCCAGCACCAACCATCTGTATAAATATGTCTAAAGGAGCTTCTTGCACAAGACCATCAACATATTTAATACTATTCTCATCTTTGTAGTAAATACCATTTTTCCAATTTGTTCCATCAAAAACTTTTATCGGTCTAGGGTAATAGCTGAAAATTATGTCTGAATTTAAAAACTGTGTTAAATTAAATCTATTCTTAACACTAGAATCTTTAAAGTAATTGCTAATAGCAGTTAATAAATCTTTTAAGCTAATCTTTTCTCTTATCTTTTTAAATGCTTTTATATTAGCTTCTCTTTTCCCTAATCGATTAGAGAACATTGCATAGATGCTATTTAGCTTTTCAAACTCTTTAAAAAACTCTTCATCCTCCTCTTCTTCTATTATTAATATATTTGTCCCATCAGATTTTTTATTTTGTCCCACACCTTTTGAGTAAACCCCTAAATCTTGGGCTTTTGTGGTGTCCCGTTTGTCCCGTTCTAAGTGTCCCATTTGTCCCACGCTTTTTTGGGCATAATTATATTGTGTCTGATTTTTTTGTTGATTTCTCAAGTACCAATAGTCATCGAATCTTTGGATTTCATCTCTAAAATCTTTAATCCATCTTTGTACAGTACTT